AACGAAATGTACAATTTACAAAAGTATTTTGGACATTACGAAGTTAAAGCTATATTAGGTGACCTCAATAGTTACAAACAACTTCGAGAGGTGCACACTTACAAACAAATATTTGACGAAATTAGATACCTTTTAAAAGTCTAATTTTAATACATATTATACAAATTAGGGGCTATATTTTAGCCCCTTTTTTTATGCAATTATTTTTCTAATTGTTTGAGTTTCAAATATAGGTATTAATTTGGTTTGTGGCCGATTTTAAGCCCTCCTAATGGACGAACTCTTTTCCTCTAACCTCAACTATCAAATCCAGTACAAAGCGTCTTAAAACGCTTTATATCAGCTAATAAGAGACTGCCACATTGTCAGCAAGATTATTTGGTTTTGTCATTTTGTCATGCACGTAAATCGGAGTGCCTATTTGTGTAGTTATCCATTCTAATGATTTCAATCACGTTTAATATGATGGGGGTCAAAACTCTTTTTGACTAAAACTGATTTATTGATTTCAGAAATATATCTGGAAACAAGTTTATGTTTAATATGATGCCCCCCTTTAGGAAGATAGTTATTTTAAAATAGATTTATACTCGTTAGTTTGAATACTACTTGGGCATCAGCGAAAATAACAAAGGATTAAGTAGTGCAATCTCTAAGGAGATTTGATTTAGCTGAACCAACTATATCTCTATAGAAGTTTGGCAACTTATGCAGATTTGCGACTGCTATACACTTATAACAATAAACCACTATTTTCATTTTGGGTGTATAAGAAAAAAGTATTGATACTTAGTTAGCTATAGATAATATCTATGATAAAATGATATTCATCAAATATTGTTATAATACTATGAGTGAAATAAATTTGGAGATACCTTTGGATTTATCTGGTATTACGCTTAAGCAATATCAGCAATACCTTAAGGTTTATGAGAAGTGGGATAAGGAAGATGAGGTCTACATAAAGACTAAGATGCTTCAGATATTTTGTGGGCTACCAATAGAAGATACGCTTAAAATACCGTTAGCTTCATTTGATGGAACAATAGCACACTTAATGGATTGCCTGAATGAGGAAACGCCTTTGATTAGGAAGTTTACCATGAGTGGCAAAGACAAGGAAGGTAATGATGCGGAACTTGAGTTTGGTTTTATACCTAAGTTAGACGACATATCTTTTGGAGAGTTCATTGACTTGGAGACTTATATTGTGGACTGGCAGACTATGCACAAGGCTATGGCTGTTTTATTCAGACCCATTATACACAAGAAGAGAGAGTTCTATCGCATAGACGGATATGGCGGCTCTGATAGATATTCTGACGTTATGTTAGATATGCCAGTCAGTGTAGCATTAGGTGCTTCGGTTTTTTTTTATCGTTTAGGAACAAAATTACCTCATCTTACTCTGGACTATTTACAGAAGGTGTTGAAGAAGGAGGAGCTGACACCTCAGCTCAAGCAAATTTTGGGAGAAAATGGGGATGGTATCAGTCGATACACACGCTTACTAAAGGAGATGTCGGAAGAATCGATGAAATTACAGAAACCAGTGTTCATAAGTGTTTAATGATGTTAGAATACGAAAAGGATAAAAACACATTAGAGAATTTACTAATAAAGAAAGCATACAAAAAATAAGATATGAACTTTTACGAATTAATAGACTTAATTAAACAAATAATAGGGGATAACGACTTTACCAATAAGATTACCTTTGGGGAGATTGCAGATGTGGATTTAAATAAAGACACGACCTTTCCTTTGTTACACATGGTTCTGGAGCAGGTGACAATACAAGCCTCAACAATGGAGTACAGGCTAAACATAATTGCTGCTGATATTGTTGATAAGATGAATACCGACCTAGGTGTTGACGATTTCTATGGAAACGACAACACGCAAGACGTTCTTAACACACAATTAAGGGTTACTACGCAGTTAGTAAACGCACTTAGGCAACTAGACTTAGTGGGGGAGAAGTTTACCAGACTTCAAGACGAACCTATAGCAACGCCATTCAAGGAAAGATTCGACAATGAGATTGCTGGCTGGGAAACAAGTATAACGCTTAAAAAGGCTCAGGACGGCTCTTTTGGTATATCTGGTTCAGCAGCATCAGACTTAGGGCTGCCAGCTAATTGCGTATGAGTTTAAAAGGAATGGATAAGGCGTTGAAAAGCGTCGGAAGGTATTATGTTACAGAGCTGAAGAATCAGCTAGCGGCAGACGGTAATAAAGCGTCTGGCAGGCTTATTAAAAGCATAAAGTCTAGTGTATCGGACAGCACTATAAACATAAGTGTTAAAGATTACATAGGTGCTATTAGTGAGGGCAAGAAGGCTACTAGCAAAGAACCATCTCCAGCTATGGTAAGTAGGATTGCGGAATGGATGCAATACAAGAAGCTATCCATAAGGGGATACAGGGGTAGGTTTGTTAGAAAGACCCCAATGAATTATAAGAGGGCCGCATTTGGAATAGCAAGAGGCATCAATAGAAGCTCTTGGAGTGGAAGCGATGTGATAATGAGGTCTTATAGAAATATTGAGAAAAACATAAGTGATGAGCTTTTAGAGGTGCTTAAAAGAGCAATAGACGAAGCTGTAGATAAAATAACACAAACGAAATGACAAAGACATTTAGCAAGGCGGGATTACAAATAACAACAGAATTTACTGCTGGCGACACAATAGTGGTAACTGACTCTGGAGGAAACACACTTACTTGGACTTCTCCAGCAACATACGCTGCACCTACAGGTGTAGACCCCTCTCCGACTCTATTGAGCTTTATAGACTCACTAGCAAATGAAGAGAACATATCTATAAGCGGAAAAATGCAGCTTACTGGATTTGGTCAAACTCTTGCTAGTAATCAAATATATTTTCAAGGGGAAGACCCTAGCTCTGGAGACCTTTTAACATACTCAAACTTTTTATTGGGGAATGACAGTCTGACTATTTCATCTGTTGTGGCTGGAGGCTCTAATGCAACAGGGGCCTTATCTTTTTCTATTGGAACTGTTAATGCGTCTTTCACAAATATTCTTGCAAGGAGTCCTTATAACTTTGGACTAAAGACAAGCACAGGCGCATCTTCTTTGTCAATAGAGCTTTTAGTAGATGATAACAATATATTTTCAAGTAATCAATCAACTATGAGCACACTTGAACTAACCTCCACAATGGTTAATTCTTATGGACTTATAGATTTGAGTCCATTCACAAGAGACTATCTGGCCAATAACTTTGATGGAGTTTATAAGACTAAAAACTCAAGTGCTATAGCAACAGAAATTTCTCCAACTGGTTTGCAACTTAATAGAAACTTTTTTGTGGCGTTTGATGGTTATGGCTATTTTGAAGACGGCTACAACCCAGAGTTGACAAAAGCTCTTATGCAGTCCAACACCAATATATCTAAGCTAGACGACTCTCCAGTTAGAGTTCCTGTGCTTAGAAACGCAACCAGCTCAGTTCAATTTAGCCACAATGGAGAAATGGTTTACTCAACATCAGTACATTCTTCAACATCATGCGATGAACAAATATTATACATCAGTAATGTTGTAAGTGGATTTGACAGCTTCATGCAAAGAGTGCTTTTAGACGAAGGGGTATTTGAGAATAATTCCTGCATAGAGAACTTTGAGGACGCAAACACAATATACCCTGTAGATACAATATACATAACTGGAACTGACGGAACTGTTGACCTTATAACAGTAACAAATGTAGAGGAATGTAAGTACGAGCCATACAAGATTACATTCGTAAATAAGTTTGGTGCTCTACAAGACCTTTGGTTCTACAAGAGAGCTAACCTATCCACAGAGGTAGAGAACGAGCAATACAGAGCCTCTGTAGTATCTGGAAGCGTAACCTCTGGAGTCCTTAGCGTTGATTACAGCACATCAGTTCATCAGTATAAAAACATATACTCATCAGGAAAGGAGTCATTAGAGCTTAATAGTGGATTCTACCCAGAGTCTTACAATGAGGTATTTAAGCAACTTATGCTTAGTGAGGAGACTTGGATTAATTACGATAATAAAACACTTCCAGTAAACATAAAAACATCTTCAATAAAGTACAAGACTCAATTAAACGACAAGTTAATAAACTACAACATAGAAGTTGACTTTGCATTTGACAAGATAAACCTAGCAAATTAATGAGAAGACAGGTAGAATTATACATAAAGAAAGACAACGAATCAGGCACAGGATATGACAGAGTTGATTTGTTTGACTTCGAGGACATCAACATAAACAACTCTATAAAAGACGCTAGAGACATTGGAAAGGTGTTTACGGAGTTTACTCAGGAGTTTAAAGTTCCTGCGTCTAAAAACAACAATAAGCTGTTTTCTCACTACTATAATTGGGATATATCAGAAGGTGGGTTTGACGCTAGACTGAAAGTACCTGCACTAATAAAAATAAACGGTGTTGATTACAAGAAGGGTCGTTTAACATTAAAGGGGTCAGCTCTTAACAAGAACAGAGCGAAGAACTATAGTGTTGTATTTTACGGAGAAACAGTAAGCCTTAAACAACTACTTTCAGACGACAAGCTAAAAGACCTAAACACATCACACCTTAATCAATTTCAATTAAATTATTCGAGTGCAAATGTTCAGACTGGATTTGCAAGCGGATATAACATATCTGGAGGAACTATTGTTGAGAACACATCTACCACAACTGCTGGAGACCTATGTGTTCCTTTCATATCAGCTCAGAACTACTATTTCTATGACACCACGCAAAATGCACCTAATCCTGCAGAAGGAGCTAGCGAGTCCAGAAATATCAATGTTAACGAATCAGCTTTGGTAACGCCAAGAGGAATATCTTTTGGAGACTTAAAGTTTGGAATAAGGGTATATCACATAATAAAAGCAATAGAAGAAAAGTATGGATTGACATTCAGCACAGACTTCTTCTCTACAACAAACCTAGACTTTTATGAGCTATACTTGTTTCTTAGTAAGGAAAAGGGTCAGTATGCTGGAGACGCTGGTACTGTAATAACAGACTTTGATGACTTTACCAGAGATAGCGGAACTGACGTTAGGCCAATGCAGACAAGCAGGATTAGTGGATTTCAGAACGGAAATGACTCTTCATATAATATATCTTACACAGTAGGAACTGCCTTTTCAAGCTCTACTTATTCATTAGTGGTAACAAACAAAATTGACGGCTCAACCGTATTTGAGTCTAATGGAGGGGGAACAAGCACTACGTTTAACTTTGAGTTGACTAAAAACACAAGAAAACAATTTGATTTAGAGTTCAAAATACAAGGGGAAAACACATCAAACTTTACTCAATCAGTATCTATTGTTCACAAGCAAAGAACCATGCAGGCCAGACAGAGTACAATTTTACCTGATTCTACATCAACCTACTCTAAGTCTGGAGAGCCTACTAGCTTTAACATAACTGGTAATATGCCAGACATAAAGGTAATAGATTTTCTTACATCACTTTTTAAGACGTTTAATTTGGTAGCATACTATGACAATGACATAGTAACAGTAAAGACTCTTGTTGATTATTACGACAACGGACAATCAATAGACTTAACAGACTATGTAGATAATAATGTTGCAAACCTAAACAGGACAAACTTATATTCTACTATAAACTTCGAGTTTGAGAAGCCAAGCACATTTGCTGTGCTTAACTCTAATGAAATAACATCTGACGAGTTTGGTAATGAAAAAATGAATAACCTGAATCAAGACCCAGAGATATTTAGCACACTAGCATTTGACGGAGGAACTTACAACGTAAAGAACAAGTTTGAGAAGATAATGTACGAGAGAATGACAAACCAAACAGGAGGTGTAAATACCAATGTTGGATGGGGTTGGCTTGTAAACAAAGACCAAGACGCTGTTCTAACTAAGCCTATATTATTTTACGGCATAAAACAGCAGCTAAGTTCATCCCTTCCTACACAAATATTATTTGACAACTCAGATGGGACATACACTAACCTTTCACAGTACATAAGAGCATCTAATACGAGGTCTTATTACAGTAGTGGGAGTCTAGTAGAAGCTCAGTCAATAAACTTCGGTAGTGAGTTTGATGAGTTCCATCAAGTAGAAAACACAACTAGCTTGTTTAAAACATACTATGAGGAGTATGTACAGGACATATACAACAGAAGGTCAAGAATACTAAAGGTAAAAGCATTTCTACCAGTAAGTGTAGTGCTCAGAATGACTTTAGATGATGAGGTTACTATAGGCAACAGGCTGTACGGAATAAACAAGATGAAGCTAAATTTGAACACAGGTAAAGCTGATTTAGAGCTAATGACAAGAACCGCAAGTAAACTAAGTTAATATGCTACCACTAAGAAACATAATACAGCTTCTATCAAGCCAAGACTGGTATATTGATGATGAAGACATAAAAATAGCAAAAGGCAAATATCAATCTCCAACAAACTGGAGTGAATTTAAAAACGTGATAAAACGAAGATAATGGCACAACTTGAAAATAAAATAAAATTTAGCATAATTGTAGATGATGGAGAGGTCAAGGTTAAATTAACCCAACTTGACAATTCCGTTAAAAAGGTTAAAGATTCTTTTTCTAGTAGCACTATCTCAATAGACAAGTTTGGAGAAAAAATCAAAAGCTTAAACGGAAAGCTACAAGTATCAGAGGCTCAACTGAAAAAAGAAATATCTCAGCTCCAAAAGCTTAAGCAGTCTGCTGCAATAGGCTCTAAGGAATATCAAAACTTAGGTAATGGAATCAATCAGCTTACCGCTCAGTTAAATGGCTCTAGTGCGGCAACAGGAGGTATGACCGCCTCTGCTCTTGAACTTGGCAGGGTTGTATCGGATATGCCTTATGGTATTCGAGGTGTGGCAAACAACTTGTCACAGTTAGGCTCTAATTTATTTTTTGCCGCAAGACAGGCAGGAGGAATGACTAAGGCTATACAGGGTCTTTTTATGGCATTAAGAGGTCCGTTGGGAATATTACTAGCCTTTCAGGCTGTCATAGCTGCTGTAGATTTTTTCTCAGCCAGACAGAAAAAAGCCAAAGAAGATGTAGATGAGCTTACTATTTCTATTGACAAGCAAACAAATAGGCTGGGAATACTTCAGGGTCTTTTAACTGAAAAAATATCACAAGGAGCTTTTGGCAGCAAAGAATTTAATGAAAACATTGAAGTCCTTGTGAACAAGTTTTCAGAGTTTGGCAAAAAATACAACACCTTAACAGATGAGCAGAAAAAAGACGAAAAGTTTGTAAGAAACCTAGTAGAATCTTACCAAGCTTTATTAGCCACTAGGAACAAAATAAAGACAACTGAAAAAGAAATAGGAGAGTTAGTACAGGAGGGTGCAGGTGCTTATGAAGATATTTATGAAAAAGCTGAAGCGGAAGAACGCTACAAAGAACAGCTTTCTTTGTTAAGAGAGCAATTAGAAATGCTATACAGCCATGAGCTTCAGTATGAGAAAGTGTTTAAGGTTTTAGAGAACAAAGGAACTGGAGCTATAAAAGCTTATAAACAACAGTTTATAGACCTTACAGAAGAAATAAGGTCTTTTAGTGAGAGAGAGGAAACTGCCCTTGAGCAATCAGAATCAGACCTTAACGAAATAAAAAGAAGATATGAAAGAGAGGAGCTAGAGGCGAAATATAATGAGTTTGTAGCTAAACAAAATCTTAGACTTAGGGAATATAAAGAAAGAGTTAAGGGTGCAGAAAATGCAAATGAGCTAATATTAAAAGCTCAGAATAAACACGATGAATCACTAAAGCTTGCTAAGGTAGAATATGGAAACGCAATTAACGCTTTAGATTCTGCTCAACTTAATGAGAGACTTGCAAACATAAGAGATTTTAACGAGGAAAGAGAAAGGCTGGCTTTAGAGAACAGAAGAAAGCTAGAGGACATTGAGTTTGGAGAAGAGTCAATGGCTAGACAACAAAAGCCATTTACAACAGGTAAAAGAGGAGAAGCTGCTCTAGGGGCTCAAAAGGATGCGCAGACAGGTTTAGAAATAAGTTCTGAGGCTGCATTAGCAATAAATAGCATTGAAGCCGAGCTTCAGGCAGACATACTGTCTAACGAGAAAAAAGCAGAGCTTTTACTAGAGAAAGAGCAGAGAGAAAAAGACTTCTTGAGGGGAGCAGAAATGAGAAGCAAGGCTCTTATTACTTTAGACAGAATAGAGTTGGAGTCGAAAAGACAAGCTGCGGCAGATGGTGCGGCGTTGTTAAATTCTGCCAGCCAGCTTGCTGGAAAGTCTACTAAGGCAGGTAAGGCTTTGGCTGTTGCATCAACAACAATATCCACATATTCGGCGACTCAAAGAGCTTATGAGTCTCAAATAATTCCAGGAGACCCAACTTCTGTACCAAGAGCAGTTCTTGCTGGTGCTGCTGCACTGGCTGCTGGTTTGGCAAGGGTCAAGCAAATATTAGCTGTTAAGGTTGCTGGAGTTTCAGGCGGCTCTGCACCTTCAGGGGGAGGAAGAACCTTTGACTTCAATCTTGTTGGCTCTACAGGACAAGACCAATTAGCACAGGCCGTTGGAAGTCAATTTAATCAAGGGCCTATTCAATCTTATGTTGTGAGCTCACAGATAACATCACAACAGCAGCTAGATAACATAATAGAGTCTGACGCTACATTTGGCGGAGACAATTAGAAATAAAAACAAAATTAATTGTTATAATATTATGGAAAACTTAGACATATTTGAATTATTCATAGACGAGGAAAACGAATGGGGTGGCATAGAAGCTATCTCTATCGTTGAGAATCCAGCTATTGAAGAAGACTTTATTGCTCTTAAATCACAAGAGATAAAGCTTGCAGAGGTAGACAAGGAGAAGAGAATCCTAATGGGTGCTGCTTTGATACCAAACAAGCAGATATACAGAAAGAGTGGAGACAAAGAATATAAGATATACTTCTCAGAAGACACAGTAAGAAAAGCATCACAGCTTTTTCTATCAAGGGGTAAACAAAACAACTCAACCTTAGAACACGAAGTTGAGCTTGGCGGTTTATCTGTTGTAGAGTCTTGGATAATTGAAGACGAAGTACAAGACAAGTCTCGCAAGTACAATCTAAATATGCCTGTTGGAACTTGGATGGTTTCTGTAAAGGTAAACAACGATGAAATATGGGAAGAGTTTGTTAAGACTGAAAAAGTAAAAGGCTTTAGCATTGAGGGGTTCTTCAGTGATAAGAACCAGAACGGCCCTAAAGAAAGTGTCGAAGAAGATTTGTCAGCAGAAGACCTAGCCAAGATATACGAGATACAAGAAATTTTAAGTGCAGCTAATAACGTAGAGTTAAAAACGTATGGAGACTATCCACAAGCTGCCAGAAACAATGCTAAGAGAGCTATAGCTTGGAAAGAGAAGAATGGTAGTTCTTGTGGCACAAGTGTGGGCTGGACGAGAGCCGCACAGCTCGCTAGAGGTGCTAATCTTAGCCGCTCTACGATTGCAAGAATGGCTAGCTTCAAAAGACATCAACAACACAAAGACGTACCTTATTCTGAGGGATGCGGTGGTCTTATGTGGGATGCTTGGGGTGGTTCTGCTGGAGTTAACTGGGCTATTAGCAAACTAAAGAAGATAGACTCTGAGAAGCTACAGAAAGAACCTATTATGGTCGGAGAAGACTACTTAATAGTGGGAGACAGATTAGCCTACAAAACCAAAGAGCAGGCTGAAAAGATATCTAAAGACATAGGGTGTGGTGGATATCACATACACGAAGTTGACGGTCAAGAGTGGTATATGCCATGTGAGCGACACAGTGTAGATATGTACGACAACTGCCCTAAAGGTTACAAGAAGAAAGGTGGCAAGTGTACAAAAATGGCAGAGGTAGGTCCTAGAGGGGGCGTTAAGAAGAGCCCTAAAGCACCTAAGTCAGACACACCTAACAAAAGCCCAAAAGGCAAGGGAACTGCTAAGGGAGACGCTTCTGGCAAGACTGGAGCTAAGGTATCTCAAAAGGATAGAAAAGCTTTACAAAAGAAGGCTGATGAGTTTAACAAAAAGTATAAGGAAAAGCTAGGATATGGCGTAACAGTCGGTATGCTGGCATCTGTATTTCAGAGAGGTCTAGGGGCGTTTAACACTAGCCACTCTCCAAACGTAAAATCAGCAAGTCAGTGGGCACACGCAAGGGTTAACGCTTTTATGTATCTAGTGAAGAATGGTAGACCACAAAACGCTAAGTACACTACTGATTACGATTTATTACCAGCTAAACACCCTAAATCAAGCAAGAAATGAGAGCAACCTATTGCAAGTGTAAAAACACATACACGATAAACAACTGTAAGGACTGTAATGCTCCTGACTACTGGAAGCAAGGTATAGGAGTGATTACTGGGGTTCTAGAGTATTATTTACTTCAGGAGAACGGCTTTGAGTTGCGACAAGAAAATAACAATAAAATTAAATTATAATGTCTAATAAAAAAATATCACAATTAACAGAAACTACTGATTTAGTAAGTGCTGATGAATTTGTAGTTGTTGATGAGGGAACTACTAAGAAGATAACATTTGGCAATCTGCAGAAAGAAGTAGTTAATTATTTAGTTCCTAAAAATATTACGGTAAGTGATGGAAACGATATTGACTTGGGTGTATCAGATTACGATTCTGCTGAGTTAATAAAACTAAGTTGGTCTGGTTCAAATGGAAATATGACAATGACTATGCCAGATTGCTCAAAAAATACTAATAGAGTAATGAGATTTATTTCTGATAGAACATTCTCAACGAACACCAGAGTCTACTTAACACCTGTATCTGGCCAAAGTATTGACAATAGCGAAACTCCCTATGAAATAAACAAAGCACATGAGGGCATACAATTATGGAGTGACGGTGTGGAATGGTTTATCATACAGAAAAAGGCTTAGGTCAAAAATGAAATAAACTTTAACTTAATTGTTATACTAATATAAAAACCTTTAATTTATGAAAGCTACAGAAATTTTAGAGAAACTACAGAATGTTTTTCTATCTGCTGAAGCAGAAGTATCTGAGGCTCCTGTAGAGGAAGTCAAAGAGGAGTTATCTTCTGAAGAGGTAGTGGAGAACGTTGAGTTAGAAGCTCAAGAAGAAGTTAGCGAAGAAGTAGTAGAAGAAACTACTGAGCTAGCTGAAGAAGAAGAAGAGGTTGTAGAAGAAGAAGTGGTAGAAGAAGAAGCTGCTGCTCCTGAATACGCAACTAAGCAAGACTTATCTGACATGAAAAAAGAGTTCATGGAAGTAATTGAAAGTCTTATGAAAAAAGAAGAAGAGTATAAAAAAGAAGTACCAGCAGAATTAAGTTCTGATTTATCAGAAGATGCTGAGGAAATTTCTCACTCTCCTGAGTCTGGCGTTGAAAGCAAAGCTAGATTTGTTATTGGCGGAAACAGACCAATGACTACTAAAGACAGAGTGTTTAACAAAATGTTTAATAATTAATTATTCTAAATAAAAATGGCAACAACAACATCTATTACTACAACTTATGCTGGTGAGAAATTGCAAGGCTTTATCTCTGCTGCATTATTATCTGCTAACACTATTGAAAATGGTGGTGTTACAGTAAAACCAAACGTCAAGTTTAAAGCCGTAATCAAGTCTCTTGCTACAGGAACTTTGATTGCTGATGATACTTGCGACTTTACTGACAGTTCTTCTGTAACTCTCGCTGAGAGAATCTTACAGCCAGAGACTTTTCAGGTTAACTTGCAACTATGTAAGGACGATTTTCGTTCTGACTGGGATGCTATCTCTATGGGCTATTCTGCATTTGACAGCTTGCCTCCATCTTTCGCTGATTACTTAGTAGGCCACGTTGCTGCTAAAGTAGCTGAAGAAATGGAAACTACTATCTGGAGTGGAGTTAACGCTAACGCTGGAGAGTTTGACGGATTTACTACTTTATTTGCTGCTGACGGAGACGTTATTGACGTAACTGGAACTACAGTTGACTCTTCTAACGTAATTGCTGAAATGGGCAAAGTAGTTGACGCTATCCCTTCTGCTATCTACGGAAAAGAAGACCTTAAATTATACGTTTCTAAAAACGTAATGAAAGCTTACGTTCGTGCATTAGGCGGATTTGGAGCTCAAGGTTTAGGTGCTGCTGGTTCTGACAATAAAGGAACTCAATGGTATGACAACGGAGCTTTATCTTTTGACGGAGTTTCTGTATTCTTGGCTAACGGTCTTGCAGATAACAAAATGGTAGCTGCTCAGTCTTCTAACTTATACTTTGGTACAGGCGTATTGTCTGACTTAAACCAAGTAAAAGTTTTAGACATGGCTGACCTAGACGGTTCACAGAACGTTCGTGTAATCGCACGTTTCACTGGAGGAATCCAGTATGGTTTTGGAGCTGAGATTGTTTATTACACAGCTTAATAACCTGTTCATTTAATATAAGGGGGTGGGTGTCTATCCCACCCCTTTTTTGTTTAACTATAAAAATATAAAATTATGCCTTGTGATATAGCTACTGGAAGAACGGAAGCGTGTAAAGAAAGTGTTGGTGGATTAAGAAACATCTACATCGGTAACTTTGTTGCTGGACTTCATGCTGACGTACTTGCAAACCTAGACTCTGATGAGCAGATTACTGCATTAGCAACTGACCTAGTTGTTTACAAGTTTGAGCTAAGAGGAGAGAACAACACTTTTGAGGAAACTAACGAGAACTCAAGAGACAATGGAACTTCTTTCTGGACTCAAACAGGTTCAATCGTTCTTAAAAAACAAGATGCTGCAACTCAAAAAGCTCTTAAATTACTTTCTTACGGAAGACCTCACGTTTTAATTGAAGACTACAATGGTAACTTTAGACTTGCTGGTGTTCAAAATGGTGTTGAGTTTACTGTAAACACTGCCACTGGTGGTGCTATGGGAGACCTTAACGGTTACAATATCTCATTTGAAGGTAAAGAAACTAGACCTGCTTACTTTGTAGATTCTACAATAGTTGGTGCTGGACTTGACTTTGATGTAAACACTACAGTTATTAATCCGTAATAACTAATCATCTTTAATATTAGGGGGCTCTTGTTTAACATTAGCCCCTTTTTTTATTAAATAAAACAAAAACACCTGTTTGTTGTTATAATACTATGACAATAGCAGACGTAAATAACTTGCCAACAATTACACTTAATGTAACTGGCAGAGAAGGAACAGGAAGTTCTGTGAAGGTAATAAACCAAGAGTCCAAAGAGATTATAGAGGAGTCTACGTTTACATACACTCAAGGAAGCACTTTGACATTTGATATAACAGACTCTGACTTTCTTTCTTCTATTGACAGCGACACAACCTTATCAGTTATACTGATTGAATCTGGTGTTCCTTTGTATAGGGATATTGTTAGGTTTAGTGGAGAGATGAATACTGCTGCTGATTACACGCAGTACAACAACAATGATGATTATTTCATATACGACTCTGACGCTACCTAGAAAGTGTCCTGAATTAAAATTGTTATATATTTAAAAATGGAAAGTAAAAACATTAGAATAATAGAGTTATCTGGCTACCAGACCCCCTTAGTTGAGGAACAATACAACAAGGACTGGGTTAAGTATGGAGAAGATAACAACTACTTCAAGACTCTTATAGACAACTACATGGGTTCTCCAACGAACTCTCGTTGTATCAATGGTATTGTTGATATGATTGCTGGTAGAGGCTTAGAGGCTACAAACAGAGAAGATAAGCCAGAGCAGTATATTGAGATGAAGAACCTTCTCAAGAAGAGAACTGTAAAGAGAATAGCCCACGACTATAAGATGTTAGGGCAGGCTGCCATACAGGTAACATACAACAAGAGAAAGACCAGAATACTTAAGGTATCTCACTTCCCTATGGAAACGCTTAGAGCTGAGAAGTGTGACGCTAACGGAGTTATAAAGGCTTACTACTATCACCCAAACTGGGCTGAGTATAAGACTACTGACAAGCCTAAGAGAATACCTACATTTGGTAACGGAGGCAAGAAGCAACAAAACGAGCTATACATCGTAAAACCTTACAGAAGCGGCTTTTATTATTATGCCCCTGTAGATTATAACGGATGCTTACAATACTGCAACTTAGAGCAGGAGGTATCTAATTACCACATAAACAACATCAAGAATGGTCTGCAACCAAGTTTATTGATTAACTTCAATAACGGCACACCACCTGAAGAAACTCAAGCGGCATTAGAACGCAAAATCTACGAGAAGTTCTCAGGTTCTAGCAACGCAGGTAAATTTATAATTGCATTTAACGAGTCACAAGACACTAAGGCAGATATAGAGCCTATACACTTGCCTGACGCTCATGCACAATATCAATTTATGTCTGATGAAGCTAGAGAAAAGATTATGTTAGGTCATGGCATCGTTTCTCCGATACTTTTAGGTATCAAAGATAACACTGGCTTCGGAAATAACGCAGAGGAGCTTAGAACGGCTGCTGTGCTTATGGATAACGTAATTATAAGACCATTACAGGACGGAATTATTGAAGCCTTAGAGGAGATATTAAAGTTTAACAATATTGACTTAGACTTGTACTTTATAACCTTACAGCCTATTGAATTTACAGAGTTAGACAACATATCTACTAAGGTAAAAAGAGAGGAAGAGACTGGAGAGAGACTAAGCTCACAGGTTGAGGTTGAACAGGAGATAAACGAGATAGAAGTAGAACTAAAAGACGAAGAGGAATAATGTCAACAAAAGCACTATTTATAAGCGTAGCCGACCTTAAGAAAAGGTCTATTATTGACGGTAATGTTGACAGCAGCAAAATCGTTCAATATATTGAGGTTGCTCAGGACTTACACATACAAAACTACTTAGGTGGTAAGCTATACAAAAAGATACAGCAACTTGTTGTTTCTGGAGAAATATCTCAAGCTGATAATTCTAATTATAAGACCCTCTTAGACGACTATATCAAGCCCATGCTAATATGGTACACACAGTCAACGATACTGCCTTATATGATGTTCTCTATCACTAATGGAGGCGTTGGAAAGCACATCTCAGAAAGCTCTGAGACAGCCACACATGAGGATATGACTTACTTGGCTCAAAGAATGAATGATACTGCTGAGTTTTATACTAAGCGGTTCTTAGATTACATTTGCAATTATTCTAATTTATTCCCAGAGTACACAAGCAGCTCTAATGAGGAGATGAATCCAGACAGAGATGTTAACTACACAGGTGGCTGGTACATATAATGAAAGAGAAAAAGATAAACATATACAAGCCTAAAAAGGTTAATGTTGTTAAGCTAAAGAAATACCTTAGCAAGATACAATTAGAAGACAGTATATTAGGACAAATAAATAAGAAATGAGTAATCCAAAGTTAGCATTAATACCAAGCGGATATAAAGGTGGGAGTACACCAAAGGTGTATTCTATATTGCCTAATGATGGTAGTGGAGATTTCACTTTTGATAGGGATACAGTAGCCACACGAGTTCGCAAGGATGGACTTATTGAAGAGGTCGCAGCAGACATACCAAGACTTGATTGGTTTAACTCTAACTGTCCGAGTTTACTTTTAGAGCCATCCAGAACAAATCTTGCACATTATTCAGAACAGACAGATAATATTTATTGGATAAAAACTGGCGTTAGCGTTACTGCAAATCAAACAACTTCTCCAGATGGAACTTTAAGTGCCGACAAACTACAAAGAACATCAACAAGCTCAGATAGGTTGGCTAAACTCTTCACTAAGACTGCTTCTGAAGTTCAAAACTTTACGCTTTCTGTATTTGTGAAAAAAGGAGATAGCAGATATGCTACATTGGCTTTACAAGGAGATTACCCAGACAGAGCCTATTTACAATATGACTTTGAACAAGGTACAATAAACGCTTCTATTGATTTTGTAGATTTTACAATATTAAGCACAAAGGCTGAAAACTACAATGATGGATGGGTAAGGTTGTCTTTTGCAGTATCAACAGATGCCCACAGTTCTATTACTGTTTTAATATCTCCAAAAAATGATGTAGTTACAACTGCTTTGACTGATAGTTCAGATAGTTGTTTTATGTATGTATGGGGTATTCAATTAGAAAAAGACACTTATTCAACTTCGTACATAAAAACAGAGGGCGGTTCAGCAACAAGAAACGCAGATGTTTGCAACAATGCTGGAGATGCTAATACATTCAACGATAACGAGGGTGTGCTTTATGCAGAGATAGCTGCTTTAGCTGATGATAATACAAATAGATACATAGGAATAAGTGATGGTACAGCCTCAAATAGAGTAAATATATTTTTTGACACTAATAATGTTCTGAAAGGATTTGTTAGTGGCACATCATCAATATCGTCAAGCGTAGGCATAACCAATATAAATAAAGTCGCTTTTAAATATAAAAGCGGAGATATTGCATTGTGGGTAAATGGATTAGAAGCTGCTACAAGTTCTTTAACTTTTTCTTTAAGTGGGTTAAATGATTTAAGTTTAAGTTTAAATCCTACATCATCATTAAAATTTTACGGAAAAGTAAAAGATTTAAGATATTACGATACAGCATTAACAGATGCAGAATTAAAAAAATTAACGACATAATATGGCAAACGAAATATATCATAGAAGTAATTGGGGTAATGCAGTAAACGATATTGCTTGGGGCGATACTTACGAGAAGTTTGATGCGACTAACGAAATGTATATACGTTCAGACTATTACGAGAATAGCAACGAAACAGACAAACTAATGGCTGATATATACCCAAAGCCAAGTATATTACTAACACCAACAGCTTACGATAATGGCTCTTTACATAGTGTTAAGCCTGTTCAATCTTTTGGAGATAATTTAAACACTAATTTAGATTATACAACATTTGGTGTTAATTCTGGAATTAAAACAGTTACAAACGGAGTTGCTAATATAAGTTCAACTGGTGCGAATAATTATACTATATTAAGTTATCAAAATCAGGGTCTTACATCTAAAGGATATAATCAAAAATATAAAGTAAGTGGATTTATAAGAAATATATCTGCTACAAACGTTTATGTTGCATTTTATAACGGCTCTACTCAAGGTAATATTGTAAATGCTTATAGTGGAAATGAATTTTTATATTTTGAAGTAATTATAACAACTGGTTCAAGTGGAAATCAAGAGTTAAAATTTAATTCTTCTGTTACTGGTGCAAATCAAGAAGTAGAGTTTAAGGATATATCTATACAACTTATTAATGACGCAGACTTTGACTTTACAAGAGGCTCATCAGCCACAAGAGTAAACGAACAAGGTCTTATAGAAGATGTACAGATATTAAGTGGTAATTTAGTACAAAACGGAGATTTTGAGCAGATAGGTAGTGAACTGATTACAAATGGTACGTTTGATACTGATACTGATTGGACAAAAGGCACTGGATGGAGTATAAGTGGTGGTGTAGCTTTAAGAACTGCACAATTATCAAGCTCTGAATTAGAAGCAATTAACACTACTTTAATATTAGGGAAAACTTACAAATGCGTAATAACTGTTTCTAATGTTTCAAATGGTGCAGTTAGATTTAAAACAGGAAGCGTAGGCTCAACTTTATATACCTCCAATGGCACATATACTGAATATATTGAAGCACAAGGCACTTCTTTTAGCATAAAAGGTAACGCAGATTTCACTGGCTCAATAGACAACGTATCAGTCAAAGAGGTCGGACAGAATTGGACTTTTGGGACAGGGTGGTCTATTGGAGATGGTGTAGCTTTACACACAGGTTCAACAGGAAATTTAATTACAAACGCATCTTTAACAATTAACAAATTATATAAAGTACAATTTGAAATAGTATCAATTGCAGACGGTGTTTGTAATATATACGATACAGGTTCTGCAACTACATACGCTTCATTTACTACAATAGGTTTAAAATCTGTTTACATTACAAAAGATAGTTCAAATGCATTAGCTATAAGGTCTAATTCATCAAATGTCACAATAGACAACATATCAGTAATAGAAATAACAGAAGACACAGACTTACCAAGAATAGATTATACAGATGGAACTGGGAGTTTGTTGTTAGAGCCGCAGAGTACAAACGTATTAGAAAATTCTGAAATTACATCAAATTGGACTTATACAGAGTATGGAAGCGGTAGTTTAGGAACTATAACAACTGGCAAAACAGATATGTTTGGCGGTACAAATGCAGCTCAAATTGACTTTCCAGCCGATGCAGAAAATGTTGCTCTTACTTTTGGTCAAACCACATCTTCAATTTCTTCGGGTTCTGTTAGCGGTAGTGTGTACATAAAACTTGTTGAAAGCGGGTCAAAAACACTACAATTAAGATGCTCGCCAGCTTTAACAGATTTAGTGAATATTGACACGACAAAGTTTGTTAGATATCAATTATCAGGCACAAAAAGCGCCAATGAAGCATTTAATTTAAAGTTAAGACTGTCAGCGGGTACTTCAAGCGGTGGATTTTCTATTATAGTATGCCAGCCACAAGAAGAAGCTCTATCATACGCAACTTCTTACATACCAACAAACGGAAGTACAGTAACAAGATTAGGCGAAACTCTATCAGGAGCAGGAAGTTCTGACCTTATAAATTCAACAGAGGGAGTTTTATATGCAGAAATAAGTGCTTTAGCAGACGATGGAACTAATAGATGTATATCTTTGTATGATGGCTCTATTAATAATAGATTAACGCTTGTTTTAGGTACTAATTCTAATTCTATAAGGACAATAGTTAAAAGTAATGGCTCTACTTCATTTGATGAACAAAAAATTGTCGCATCTACTTTAGATTATCACAAAATCTGTGTTAAATACAAAGAAAATGATTTTGCTTTATGGATTAATGGTGTAGAAGTTGCAACAGATACAACTGGAGCTACTCCAATAGGATTAGATAGAATTACTTTCGATACTGGTAATGGAGCTTTAAACTTTTACGGAAACGCTAAATCCGTTGCAGTATTTAAAGAAGCATTAACAGACGAACAACTACAAAAATTAACACAAGTGTAGCAATTACACCTATGATAAAAACAAGGGTAAATCTTTACATAAGAAACACAATAAGATAAAAAAAATAAAAAAACTATACATATAAACACTAATAGTTATAACTAAAAGTAAATAAAATGAAAATAGGAAAATACGAATTTAAAGACCAAGCAACTGCTGAGGCTAAAAATAAAAGCCTTAGGAGTAGATACAGACGAAGATGGTAACGAGTACCCAACACACAGACACGCTATTGTAAAGTTAGGACATATTGTTTTAGAGCAAGGCGAATACGATGAAGAGGGTAACGAAACCAAAGCACCAGTATTAAGCGACAAATACCACTTAGACGTTATGTGGAAGTTAGAAGATACTGTTGATGAAGAGGGTAATGTTATTAAAGCAGAGCATCCTTACGGCTGGAAGTCTGCTGCTGTTGGTAATATAGATGGTAACGGAGTACACAGCTTTTACGGTGTGGACTATCAAGAAAATAAAATGTAATGGTAAAAGCACTTAGGTACTTAGCAGACAAAATAGAATACTTGCAGTTTTACATTATTGCTAAGTGGAACGCTTTTTTAAGAGGTTTAATGTTATGAGTTTAGAAGATATAAAATTGTACATATTTAATATAATTACTTTAGGTGTTAGTTTTACTGCTGTTGAAAATAGTCTAAAAATTGTACTTCTTTTGGCTACTATCTTTTATACGTTCCAGAAGATATACGCAACCTACAAGAGAAAGAATGAAACTGACAAAGAACTTTAAGCTAAAAGAGTTTGAGTGCAAAGGTGGTGGCGAAATGCCCTTAGAGGCTTACGAGAACATCATTAAACTTGCAGGACAACTACAATTCCTGAGAGACTACACAGGAAGAGCTATAAGAATTAATAGTGGTTTCAGGTCGGAAGCTCATAATCAAGATATAGGTGGAGTACCAAACTCACGCCATCTGCTAGGCCAAGCAGCAGACATCACAATAGACGGCCTTAATCCAGCACAGGTATTTGCACTTATAGAAGACTTAATTGATATGGGTCTCATGTTGCAAGGAGGTTTAGGCAACTACAAGAATTTTACACACTACGATATTAGAAAAACTAAAGCACGTTGGAATGGGTGATTATAAGAAAAAGAACGGAACTACAAGAGTCGGAGACGCTTTACGTTGGCTAGTAAAACAAGGCAAGGAAGTAGCACCAGAACTATTATCAATAGCTGGTGGCATAACTGGAATAGACCAGTTAAAAGAACTTGCAAATAAGATTGACACAAATAAACAACTCAGCGAAGCTGATAAGGAGTTGCTATTAGAGGAATTAAGATATGATATGATTGAAATGCAGGAGTCAACTAAGCGTTGGGTTGCTGACATGAACTCTGATAGTTGGTTAAGCAAGAATATAAGGCCTCTAAGCCTTGGATTCTTGACTTTGACTCTATTTGTATACATAATACTAGATAGTTCATTAGAGGGCTTTAAAATAGCCTCTAATTGGATTGATTTACTATCTTCACTACTGCTTCTTGTTTATGGAGGTTATTTTGGGGCAAGAAGTGCCGAAAAAATAACTAAGAACTGGAAGAAATAACTTGTTTAATATTCTGGGGGTTGTTTAACATAATGCCCCTGTTTTGGCTATAGAACATAGCTATCCTGTATAGTTGGCTTTGCAAAGAGTAGAAATCGTATTTTGAAGAAAAATACTTGATTTATACGTGGGACAATTTCGCCACTTCGGCTTTTGTGAGCCTTGTGGCTGTTTTTACAAAGTTTAAGCAAAGGTAGCGTTTTTTCCGCAGAAAGTCAAGTTAAGTTACTAACAATGTTAATAACTATCCCTTTTTTATATACCTATTATTTATTATATTTGTAGTGTTATGTCATTATTACATCGCCCACAATATGAAATAGGTTACAGTGAAGAGGATGATAAAGAGGGATTAAGGAAGTTGCTTTGGTCTCAGTTTATGTGTAAGTGTGGGCGTTGTAGTATTAAGACAGGAAAGAACTTTATGGAAAGGTTGCCTGTTTTTATATTAGATGAGATAGCACAGGAGGAGAGAATGAGGTTTGATATTAGATTAGCATATACTTGCAAGCATCACTCTGATAAAATAGCATTGATAAGTAAGAATCCACATAGAGTTGGATTAGCAGTAAAGATTAGAATAATTAATAATATGAAAAGATTAAAGTTAGTTCGAGGTTTAATAATGCGAGGAGTCACTAGGATTAGATTGTGTGACGAGTTCGTTTACTTTGATACTGACGACCTCAAACCAATGTCATTGCATATCAAGTAATGTTTTGTTTTATTTTGTTTTATTTTGTTTTAAGAAGGGAGCTACAGAAATGTGGCTCTTTTTTTATTTTTATTTGGATAATTGAAAAATGTTATTTATGTTTGTACCAACATTAATAATTAACACAATGAAAATAGATATAAATAAAATAGACAACTTAGAAGTAGATGGCATTGACACCAGAGATTATCCTGATTTTGTTGATGCGTTTATCTCTCACGCAGAGATAGATGGAGAGCCATTAACTGACGAACAATTAGATGAACTGACAAGTGAGTACCCTGAATTGGTTTACGACCTTGTAATTAATAAATTATTTTAACATGAAAAAGCAAAAAGAAAAACCATTTTGGGAAACGAACACAAATCCAATCACAGGTTGGAAAGTGTTTGCTAAAGATGAACTTATAAATTCATCTAAATTAGCAGCAGAAAGAAGAATACTTAAATCATTAAAAAGCTATGGTAACAATGGATAGACACGAATTAGAATTAGACGGAGTATTATTAGCAGCCTATGGAAGCTACTATGAAGGAATGAGTGGAGATTATTTCAATCCACCAGAACCAGAAGAGTTCTCTTTAGACAGTGTGCATATTGAAGAGGGAGATGTAGAGATAGATGTAACAGACCTTTTATACAATAGGTTAGAAGAGATTGAAGAGATTGTAATGAACGAAAACTATAGATAATGGAATTGATAGAGCATCAGACGTATAACGCTTGGTATAAGGCTTTAGGTAATAAGCTACTTGACTGGCACGAAGCCAAGCCAGACAATAAGGACTTGATTAATTTAGTCAAGGCCGTTGAGATTATTGGGTTGCATAACGCAAAGATAGCTAAAGAGAATAGACAACTTGAGTTTGAGCTGCAGAGCCTAAAAGAAAAGCTAAAAGAAACAATAGAAGATTTAAACAGTATATTATGAATGATTTACACGACTTTAAAAATATGCAGATAAAAGCACTGCACAATGAACTTAGTGAACTAAGAGAATACATCACTAAACTGGAGACTTTTATATTTGAATTGACAGACGAAAGCTATCCAGACGACTATAAAAATATAGTTAGGAAAGAATTATTTTCAGGAAAAGATGAAGAATAATTTGGATATAAGCTATTTATTTACTATATTAGCAGAATATTAATTAAAACAATTAACATTATGAACTTTCATGACAAGGTACTAAAAGTACAATCGGAGTTAAAAGCTCCTAAGAACCAAAGAAACAATTTCGGTAAATACAATTACCGTTCTTGTGAGGATATATTAGAGGCTGTAAAGCCACTATTAACTGCAAATGGACTAACCCTTATGATTACTGACGAGATTAAGGAAGTGGCTGGATTAGTCTATGTAGAAGCAAGAGCAGTATTATTTGATACTGAGGGCAGGATTGAGGCCACAGCACAGGCTGGTATTGACCCTAACCGAAAAGGTATGGATATAGCACAGTCTTTTGGCAGTAGCTCTTCATACGCTCGTAAATACGCTCTAAACGGCTTATTCCTTATTGATGACACTAAGGACGCAGATGCAACGAACGACCATAAGGACGCTCGTAAATGGCTAAATAAGAACACTCCTGAGTTTAAGAAAGCACAGCAGTTTATGGCATCAGGTGGAACTTTATCCACTATTGAACAGAAGTATAAATTATCAACAGAAGTTAAACAACTATTAAATAAGTAATATTATGGAAAACACAAAAGTATTCGCAGACGGATTTATTTTTAAGCGAAATGAAAATGCACCTGAATTTGTTATAGGTGGAATTAGCATCAAGGTAGAAGAGGCACAGAAGTTCCTATCCGCTAACCAGAACAATGGCTGGGTAAACTTAGATGTTAAGCAAAGTAAAAGCGGCAAGTACTACATGGAGTTAAACACCTTTACTCCAAAGTCAAGCAACAGTGGGACACCAGTGCCTAAAAGAGACAACTTCAAAGTTGCTGCTGGGGCTGACTTGCCGTTCTAACCAATCAAACAGGGGTGGGGAAACCTGCCCCTTTTTATTAAAACAAAATAACAAAACAAACATAAAAATATGAACACAGACGACAAAGAAATACAAAGGATGCACATGGAGAAAATAGATAACGACTGTTATGTCGATATCTCTGAGTCCATAAAGCACCCTCCTGTTGCGTTGTCATTTGGCAGATACTCTATAAACACGCCAAGTGGCATAAAGAGATACCCCATACCTATTGGCACTTATGGTAACTTTAGTTTCGTAAGCGGCCCACCCAAAACCAAGAAAACCTTTTTTGTCTCACTACTAACTTCAGTCTACTTATCATCATCTGGTAAAAACCCCTATGGCGGCAAAATGAGAGCCGACAGAAAGGGCAAGTGTGTTATACACTTTGACACAGAGCAGGGCAAGTTCCACGCACAGAGAGTGTTTAGGAGAGTTGTCGAAATGAACAACGGAGAGAACGTAGGTTGCTACCATACCTACGGACTCCGTTCAATAGGGTACAAGACAAGGATTGACTTTATAGACTACAAGCTAAAAACAGTTTCTCAGGACAATGAGATAGGCTTAGTCGTTATTGATGGTATTGCTGACTTAGTTAGTGATGTTAACGATATACAGGAGTCTAACGAGTGTATTCAAAGGCTGATGACTTGGAGTGAAAGATACAACTGCCATATTGTGCTTTGTATTCACACCAACAATGGCTCAGAGAAACCCACAGGTCATCTAGGTTCTTTTGCTCAGAAAAAATGTGAGACAGGCATAGTGTTAGAGAGAAACGAAACTGAAGAGGAGTTTATAACCGTAAGATGTAAGCAAAGTAGGGGGTTCTCTTTTGAGCCTTTTAGCTTTAAGGTTACGGAGTTTGGTTATCCAATGATTGTAACCAGTCTGGATGATGATATAGCTGCTATTCAGCCCCAGAAGAAAGAACCTAGTAAATGGCAACAAAAAATGAATATCGCATAGTTACGCCTATGTACATTGATTTAGAGAGAAAAACTAAAAAGGACAGAAGAGTTTATGTGAATATGAACTCTTATGGAAATGTAAATCACTTTATAAACAACCAAGTGAAGAAGAAGTTTAAGGACATAGTATCAAGCCAGCTAGTCGGAGTTAAGATACCGACACCTGTAGAGATATTCTATCAGGTATTCAAGCCGAGCAAAAGGAGGCTTGACAAGATGAATGTCATAGCTGTAACGTCTAAGTATTTGCTTGACGCAATAACAGAGACAGGCTGCTGGGAAGACGACAATGACGATTATGTAAAGACAGAAACAATACTGCCTACAGTTTATGATAAAGGTAATGGCAGAGTTGAGATTTTAATTAGAACTATAGATGATTAATAAGCAATTAGAGAAACTTGCATCCAAGCACAAGACTTGGGTTGGGTTGGTTAGGAGTATGGGTTGCAACCCCTCTTATGTAGAAGATGTTGTTCAGGACGCTTATATCAGGGTTTATGAATACCTAAACAAAGGAGTTGATATATCTTACGGAGATGATGATGTAAATGATTTTTATATGTACATGACATTAAGAAGCATATATCTTAACAAAGCAAAGAAAAAAAGCATAGCCAATGAGACTGTTGATATGCAACAGGAGGCTCTGGAGTTTACGCTAAACAACCTAAGAGAAGAGTTTGCGGATGTTGAAGAGGAGCAGGGTTTTAAGAGATTAATGAATAAGATATTTACAGAAGTCAATAGCTGGGATTTCTATTCTAAAAACATATTCATAGCTTACTTTACTACAGGACTGTCTCTGGATAAGCTATCCAATGAGACAGGCATAGGAAGAAGCAGTCTTTATAACTCAATAAGGAGATATAGAGAAGTGATAAGAGAAAGTTTCTCAGAGGATGCTGAGGACTATTATAACGGAGATTACGATAAAATTTAATTATGGAAGAATTTAAAGGAGACAAAAGAACAAAGGCTTACAGAGAATGGAAAGCTAGATTCGAGAAAGAACAAGAGAGCAAGTCAAAAGGACTTGGAGATACTGTTGAGAAGATTACTGAAGCAACAGGTGTTAAAAAAGCTGTTAAGGCTCTTTTCGGAGAGGATTGCGGTTGTGATGAGCGTAAGGCTAAGTTGAACAAACTTATGAGCTATAACGTCACTAATTGCCTTGAAGAGAAAGAGTACAACTACCTTAGCGATTTTCTGTCTAAGAATAAGCAGAACGTAACTATGGTTGAGCAGAGAGCTTTGTTGGATATATTCAATAGAGTGTTTAATCAGAGAAAGCAGATGAGCAGTTGCCCTAGTTGTATTAGAGGTATGATTGCTGACCTTAGAAAATTGATGAATAATTATGAATAAGATAAAAGGTTTTGTTATGGGCTTGGCTCTGCTTGGATGCGAGCCAGCCCCCTGTTATGAGTGTTACGATGTTTTCTACAGCGATGGCACTAGTGACTGGATTTGTGTTCAATATAATTGTGATAGATAATGAGAGATTTTAGACCAAGATTAAGCGGAAACAAGCTAAAGGCTTTTAGGAATATAACTAAGGACGAAAGTAGAGTTCTGGTTATTGGAGACCTGCACGAGCCATTTTGCTTGGACTCGTACCTTAAGCACTGTAAAGATGTTTATGCTAAATACAACTGTAATAGAGTTGTGTTTATTGGAGATGTAATCGACAACCATTACTCAAGCTACCACGAAACAAATGCTGACGGTATGGGTGGTGGAGATGAGCTAGACCTAGCCATAGACAGGATAGCAAGGTGGTACAGAGCCTTTCCAAAGGCTGATGTAACCATTGGCAACCACGACAGAATAATAGCAAGGAAAGCTCAGACTTCATCTATACCTAAGAGGTGGGTAAGGGATTACTCAGAGGTGCTCAATACACCTAACTGGAACTTCACAGAGAGAGTTGTTATTGATGATGTTCAGTATATTCATGGAGAGGGCGGTACTGCCAGAACTAAGTCTAAGGCAGATATGATGAGTACGGTTCAAGGACACTTGCACACTCAGTGTTATACAGAGTGGTCTGTAGGTGCTAAGTTCAAAGTATTCGGAACTCAGGTAGGCTGTGGGATAGACCACGAAAAGTATGCTTTTGCATACGCTAAGGCAGGCAAGAAGCCAGCCATAGGATGTGCTGTTGTTATTGGCGGCCATACTGTAATTAACGCACTTATGAATCTGTAATGAACTACAACAACGACTTTAAATACGACCTGAAAGTTGGGCAAGTAAAAGAACGAGAGCTTGCCAACATATTCTCAAGTAAGACTATTGAGGTTAAGTACGACCTTAGAGCAGATGAGACAGGTAATGTATTTATTGAGTATGAGAGTAGAGGTAAGGCCAGTGGGATAAGCACAAGCGAGTCTGACTACTATTGCTTTTGCATCAACAATACGTTTCACTTGATACCTTCTGAGTTGCTTAAGCAGAAGTGTAGAAAGTATGTTGGAACAAAAAGAGACAAACTAGGTGGCGACAGCAATACCTCCAAAGGTATTCTGTTGCCTATAAATGAATTATTTTAAATATGTGGACTATGACTATAACACACGATATAATAAGCGGAACTGAGTCTGCTTATGTAGTAGAGAAGAGAAAGAATATGCCTGTATTTAGTGGCGTATTAAAATACTTCCCAGACGCAATTAGAGAGGTCTCTAAAACGTCTTGGGCAGGTAATGAGCAACATCATCCAGACAAGCCTCTTCATTGGGATAGAAGCAAGTCTGGAGACGAATTAGACGCTTTGTCAAGGCACTTGATAGAAGCTGGAACTGTAGACACAGATGGCATAAGACATTCGGCAAAGGTGGCTTGGAGAGCCTTAGCGAATCTACAGAAAGAACTGGAGGCTTCTGGAGAAGCACCCCTAAGCGAGTATAACAATAAATAAATATTAAGGTGGCAAGAGCGCAGATAACAACAAAGATAGAGAAGCCTAGAAAAAGAAGAAGAGGTATTCACTCTAAGAACGCAAGTAAAGGCCAGACAGGGTACAAGAAACCCTACAGAGGTCAAGGAAAGAAATAAATAAATAATAATATTATGGTAATACACAATTATATTTTCGACTCATACAGAATGGAACAAGAAGAGATACAAAAGGCTATACAGCTACTAAAAGAGAACGGATATGCCGTTTACAAAAAAGAAGTTGTAGAAAATTAGGTTTTTTGAGTTATTTTGTTTATATTTGTTAAATAAATAGGTATATTATGGATATTAATGCTATTTTAGACGCAGACAGCATGGTTTATGCTTCCGCAGTAAATTCAGAGGACTTAGAAGAAGCTAAAGTTAAGCTAGACGCTAAAATAAACAATTCTTTGAACAATTTGCAGGACTTGGGCTATGATATTGTAAGTTTAATCGTTTGCAACGGTTCAAAAGGTAATTTTAGGCACTTTATTGCCGATAATTACAAGGCAAACCGTAAAGGACACCGAAAGACCGCCCTTTTTAGAGCAGTTACACGACTATTGTAAGCAGGATTGGCAGTCTATGTCTGGTTATGGCTATGAAACCGATGATTTGGTTGCTAAGTTGTGGCTACAGAGCCAAGAAGCAGGAGAAAACCCTGTTATTGTCTCTATAGACAAGGATTACTTGCAGTTCCCAGCTAAAATATACAATTATAACACTAATGAGTTAGTTGAATTGTCAGAATTAGACGCTCTAAGGAACTTTTACACTCAAATGATAGTTGGAGACACCGCAGACAACATAAAGGTCTGTAGTGGCAAGGGAAAGGCTTATGCAGGCAAGTTGCTTGGCCCACTAACCACAAAATATCAAATGGTAAAGGCTGTTTACAATGTTTATAAGGAACATTACAAGTCTAAGGCAAGAGAGAAGTATATCCAATCTTATAACCTACTTAAATTAAGGACAAATGTATAATGACTCACAACAAGACATAGTTTACTCGTATTACTTGTTAACTTTGTACAGTATATCTCAAGGGGAGACCATTGAGGAGCTGGAGGAGGTTGTTCTGGGATTTGAACAGGATGATTTATACGAACAGTGTGATGGCATGAGGCAAGCCATAGAATTTGCCAAGACAAACACAATTCAGGCAGTCCTATCTGAATTAAATAAAGGAATAGAAAAATAAAAACAAAACAATGACACTACAAGATTTAACAGACAAACTTAACGAATATTATAAATTTGACATCAAGCAGCGCATAAGACAAAGAGAATATGTTTATGCGAGAAAAGGTTTATTCTGCATTGGCAAGAGAAATGGGATATACTTTTGAGCAGATAGGAGCTCACATAGGGGTAGGGCACGCTTCTGTCTTGTATCACTGCAGGACTATTTATTCTGTTGAAATAAAGGACAAGGTTATATTCAACAGGGTTATTAAGGATTTTTCTCTTCCTATACAAGAGATTGAGTTAGACACAAAAAAAGCTATAATGCAGGCTGAAGCAGAGTCAAGGGCTATAGACAACTTAAGCTATATTAGTCAAAAATTGATAGATAGTATTACAGGTATTGTTAAGGAGTGGGATATTGAGTCAATAAATGATTTTATAAATACAAGACTTGAGCCTTATGATAAGATGATGCAAGCTAAAACACTAAGAACTGCCCCAGTAAAGGTAGAGCCTGCCGTAATAAGAAGAGCGGTATCTAATCCTTTTTTAAAATAGACTACTATGATTAAAGTAAATAAAAAGATGCTTAAGGCACTACAATACACCAATAAGCTAACTTCATACCAGAAGTTTGCATCAAGGGTAGGTTACATGGGTAGCGGCTTTTTAATAGCCGCACAGTGGACTATAAAGCCAGAACTATACATAATAGGCTTTACACTTGTAATGATACAGACTGCCTCCAGAAAACAGTGGAACTTGGTGGCATTAAATATAAATGGGCTTATAGCTTGGATAACACACTTAATATTATGAGACTTAAAAAACTAACACAGCAACAAAGAATAGGTAGATTAGAGAAAGTTGTTTCTCAGCTATTCATACTTACTAAGAAGATTGAGGGAGAGATTAAAGTAATACAAGATAAAACTGGTTATCACCTTGAAGAAGAAGAATGATATGTTATCTCAAGAAATAATAAAGTGGTGTTTTAAAGAGGGCTATAAGATATACCCTGTTACAAAAGATAATCAGACTTATCAGGTCGAAGTCAGCAAGGCTCATCAAAGTGCCTTGCTTGACGAGACTCACACCAAAAGAACTATTCATCAGGCCGTTAGAGATGTTTACATCAAACTATACAATAAACAAAACAATAAGTAAATTGTTATAATATTATGAGTAGACATAAGAAATCAGAGGAGACCTCTAAGAACGATGGCAGGAAGTATAATAAGAGGTTAGCACCAAAGCCTATATCTACAAAGGACAAGATGATTAAGCCTGCTAGAACTACAAAGGCTAAGAAAGACAGGATAGCTTCCTATGCCGTTTCAGCTATGAAAGAAGTATTCGGCAGTGAGAAGGATGCTTTTATACACATGGCAGAACTAGCCAAGAAGAACTTTAACCAGATGAAGTTACTTATGGAGTATGCTTATGGTAAGCCATCAGACAGTATAAACTCAGACAGCAAGAAGAAAGCCAAGTCTGCGCCTACAATTAACTTTGTTATGAATAATCAACAGCCTCAGATTGATAATACTATTGACATAGAGACAGAGGAATGAAAAACTCAATACAATTAAATGACAAGTATGTACCTCTTTTTACTGACAAATCGAGGTATTTTGTTGTTACAGGGGGTCGTGGTTCTGGTAAGTCTTTTGGCGTAAATGTATTCTTACTTAACCTAACATACGAGGCAGGACACAAAGTCCTGTTTACTCGTTTTACATTAACCTCTGCTGCCGCATCTATTATACCAGAGTTCATTGAGAAGATTGAACTTATGGGAGTTGAGTCAGACTTTAGGATAACAAAGGATGAGATTATAAATCTAACCACAGGAAGCTCTATTATCTTTAAAGGTATCAGGACATCATCTGGTAACCAAACAGCCGCCCTGAAGTCTCTTAGTGGCGTTACGACCTTTGTTCTGGACGAGGCAGAAGAGCTGGTGGACGAGGACACCTTTAGTAAGATTGACTTCTCCATACGTTCTAACACCAAAGCCAACAGGGTTATATTAATACTGAATCCAACAACTAAAGAGCATTGGATATATCAGAGGTTCTTTATGTACCCTAACGTGAAAGCTGGTACAAACGCCTCTAAAGGCGATGTAACGTACATACACACGACTTTTGAAGATAATAAGGATAATCTATCAAAAAGTTATTTAGAGCAGTTATACGACCTTAAAAGGCGTGATATAGTTAAGTTCGAGCATCAGATACTTGGTGGCTGGCTAAACAAGGCAGAAGGAACTATAATAACTAACTGGAAGGTAGGACACTTCGTACAGACAGAACTTATGTGTTACGGACAGGATTTTGGATTCTCTACAGACATAACCAGTTTAGTAAAGGTGGCTGTGGATAAGGACACCAGAAGTGTTTATGTGAAGCAGATATACGGAAAGACAAACCTATCTACTTCAGACATAGCCTACAGAAACAAGACTGAGTGTGGCACAGATTTGATTATCTGTGACTCAGCAGAGCCAAGACTTATATCAGAGCTTAAGAATATGGGTCTTAACATAAGACCTACAATAAAGAAGAAAGGGTCAATCCTCTCAGGGATTGCCCTAATGCAAGATTACCAGATAATAGTAGACAGGAACTCTGAGGGTATTATCAGAGAGATAAACAACTATGTTTGGCACGAAAGAAACCAACGTCCAGTTGATAAGTTCAACCACTACATTGATGCGATTAGGTACTCGCTTATGTATTTACTTCAAGGTGTGAACTCTGGAAAGTATGTAATTAGGTAAGACGTTTAACATGAGGGGGTATGTTTAATATGATACCCCCCTGTGTTTAATATGATACCCCCACCATGTTTAATATGATGGGGGTATCTTGGTTAGTGGTTAAAATGATAACCGAAAATCAGATAGCTAATTAATAAGGTCAAAAATATGACCGCATAAAAAACTATCATTTTGAGCAAAGTGGTTAATATGTTTCTTATAATTCTAAACATGGTACAAATATAAATCGAAGCCTATGTTATGGATAGAAAAAAATCAGCAAAAAAGTCTTGCGTATTAAATATATTTTTTGTAATAAGAAGATATGTGTAACTTAACGATTAATTGTGTAGTTTATCGAAATAGTTTTTTTTATTGAATTATGGCTCGTATGTTTGTGCTATTAATAACAATAAAACAATATAATTATGATAAAATACTTAAACACAAAAACGCAGTACGGAGTAGAAACTTGGGACTCTGTTGAAAGGGATAACTTCAATACTTTCTCAGAGTATAAAAAAGAAGTTAGACGTTTAATAAACGAATATAAATTAATGGGACATGATGTGTATGTATCTCAAAGAAAATCAAACAAATAAAAAAATATAATTATGACGCCAATAGAAGAAAAGTTTTTTGACTTAGAAACAAGATATAAATTAGAGATAGATACATTTCCTGAAACGGAACAAAATGATTTTGACGAATATTTTAATGACTTGATTGAGGCTACTTTTTTAATAGAATGTATTTATTATAGGGTGGCTATGGAGTACCTTATGGATAACGATATAAGTTTGTCGGAGTCTTTAGGTTTGGCCTCAAATATGGGATATGAGGCTGAAAACTTAAATAGTGAAACTTTGGCCACTATATTGATGCAAAATATAGAGCAAGAAAAACTCTATCAAGCAAAGGACGATTTAGAAGAATTATTTAACGAATATTTAGAATTATTTAAAATACAATAAAATGGAATATACAAGAATAAACGACATAAACACGCTACACGCCACAAAAGATAATGAATTATTTATAAGTGGTACGGATGAAAATGGAGATGATTTAACAATTATATTTAGCAGTTTTGACTTCCTCCAATGGATAGACGATGAAACCTTAGAACACATAAAACAACAAACTATAAACTACATAAAACAATTATAATGTACACAATAAATATATTTGATGCTACACGCATCCACAATAGCCGTAAAGACTTTATTTTGTTTAATGTAGGCCAAGATAACAAAATAATTAGTTATCGCCTTACAAACGACCTAGGGCAGTTTAGGAAGCACTTTGACACTTTTAGACTTGTCGAGGTAATAAAAAAAGAAATAAATAACGGAATAAAAATATTTTAATTATGAACAGAAAAGATTTAATAGATAAGATTTTAACACATTCACAGGATGAATTTGAGAGCAAACAAGATTATATTAATTTAGCATATAAAACTAAAAAAGAATTAATCAGTGATATAATAAATATAAATAACTATTTACTAAACAATAAATAAGATGGGACGAACAAAACAAATGTACGAAGAAATGTATCTCGATTGGTTTAATAACTTTATAAGTACCTCGAGGTTTGCAGAGTACTATGATTTATCAATAGCTGAGGCTGAAAATGTGATTGATGTTGGCAGAAAAATTAATCACGAAAGAAAATAATTTCTGTTTAACATAAGGGGGGTGCGGATAAAACGTATCCCCTTTTTTGTTTAATATGATGGGGTGGCCTATGTTTAATATTATGGGGCGTTTAATATGAGGGGGTGGGGGTGGCTTCTTGTTTGCTTATTTGGAATAAATATAAATAAGAAACTTTAACACTTTTTATTTGTTTGGTATTGTTTAAATTCATAGGGCAATAATACGAACGAACCAGCGCAAAAAAAAATTAATTTTTGTTTGCTTTATTCAATTATTTTTTGTAGACGTGTGCACGTTCATTTATTATTTATTAATACTTATTTAGAATAAGTATAAATAACAATAATTCACAAAAAAAAATATATTTTTGTTTGTTATTTAAAAAAGTGTTGTATATTTGCTTTAGATATCTTTAAAGGGTATTTGGGAGGAAAAAACCTACTCTCTGGAAAATTTGCGCATAACTGGCTAAGATACGGGTGCAAAGATTCGCAGGCAAAAATTGTAAGAAATTACCAAAAACCTCGCATATTTATTTATGCGGGGTTTTGGTGGTATAAATAATATTAACTTAAAAACAAAACAAAATGAAAGTATATTTTAAAAATATAAATTCCGCTTTAAAATTATATAAATCCAAAAGATGGAATAATAAAAAAAGTATTTATTATTTTTTATTTTGGTACACATTAAAATATATAAAATTAAATTTAATAAATAATAATTTAAAATAAAAAAACATGAAAGTATATACAATTTATAAGATAGATAGTCATTTTAAAATATTCTTTAATTTTAATACAGGTATATTTGATAATAGAGAGAACAAATTAACCTCTGAAAATTTTAATATATCTAAAACACATTGTGATAATGCTTGCGCTAATCTTAATTATAAAGAAACTTTAAAAAATTGGGGGGCGCAAAATTACTCTCATGTAAAAAAAACAACAATTTAAAACAAAACAACATGGAAAAAATGATA